CAGCCACGAGCCTTTTGAAGTACCTTTCCGTCGTCTGGAGAATGACCGGCTGAACGCCTTTGCCTATACGGATAGTTGTGCAGGCGATTTTGTAAGACAGTTCCGTGAGCTTCCCCAGTGGAAGAATACGGTGATTGTGTTTGTTCCAGACCACTTGGGAGCTTATCCCGAACATATCGACAATTTGTCGGTAGAACGCTACCGGATACCTCTGTTGATGGTGGGCGGTGCTGTCCGAGAGCCGAGGCGCATTGACGTCTATGGCTCGCAACATGATATTGCAGCCACGTTGCTGGCTCAATTGGCGCTGCCCCATGATGAGTTTGTTTTCAGTAAAGATATGCTTAATCCCGCTTCCCCTCATTTCGCGTTCTTTACCGTACCCGATGCTTTCGGTATGGTGACAGCGGACAATCAAGTGATATTCAATTGCCAGGCGGGTACTGTGGTAGTGGATGAGGGCACAGCAAAAGGGAAGAACCTGCCGTTGGGCAAAGCCTATTTGCAAAAATTATATGATGATATAGCCAAAAGATAACGTATGACAGCACTTATGGACGCCTTGCAAGGGGCAATAGATGTAGACACAAACATATTTTTTTCCATCAATCGGATGCACAACATGTATTTCGATTATTTTATGAGCGCTTATAGCGGTAAGTGGGTTTGGATTCCCATGTATGCTGCCATCTGGTATGTGATGTTGCGCAATTTTCATTGGAAGGTCACACTGTTTTGCATGATAGGCCTTGCGCTCACCATTACTTTTGCCGACCAGGCATGTGCCACTTGGATACGTCCCTATGTGGAGCGTATGCGTCCTTCTAATCTGAATAATCCCATTTCGGAGATGGTGCATATCGTCAACAATCATCGTGGAGGGCGTTATGGTTTTCCTTCGTGTCATGCCGCCAATACCTTCGGATTGGCGTTTTTCCTGTTCTTTCTATTCCGCAAGCGGTGGCTTACTCTTTTCATTATGGCCTGGGCGTTGCTGACGTGCTATTCGCGCGTATATCTCGGTGTGCATTATCCGGGTGATTTGTTGGCAGGGACTATTGTGGGGCTGATTGGTGCCTGGCTGATTTACCGCTTGTTTGTGAAGGTTAGCGGATATAAGCGTGTCGAGCATGTCACTCATGTCTATGCTCCTATATGGGTAGGTATAAACCGCAAAACGTTTCGTGATTCTTTTTCAAATCACTTTGTGAGTGTTTTGCACTTGTTAACACAAAACAAATTGTGATTTTTTATTTATTTTCCAATGCCATTTAAACGGTTCTCAAAAAGAGATTAAAAATACCTCAAACCATTCCAAATTTGTATCTTTGTATAGCTTGAGGATAGTGTGCACATAATAGAATTACGCGGCTATTTTATCAAGGAGTTTAATGATATTGGATTTTATTTTGTCTGTATTGCGGTGCCATTGGGTCGGTTCTTCACCTTTATCGTATGCCGGATAAGGTTGTGGCTCACGACAAAATCTAAACTTCTTACAAAGCGGATAAATGTATCTGTATGTCTTTACACGGAATATATCCAAATCACCTATTAATAATGCTATATTGGTACGTAGATAGCCGGTTGGGGATGTTGTATTCGTCAATATCTGTTCGTGTATAATTTCTCCTGACCTCTTGTTGCGGCAAAATACCGTATAATGGAATCCGTAATAAGTAAAATTGGCAGCTTTATAAATTGTGCCACATCCTAATCGCCCGTCAGCAAAGCTCTGTACCGCTACACATGTAGGATCTGCTTTCCTTAATAATTTAATAGATGCAGCAATTAATATACTCTCTGCATTATGACCTAAACAATCATCTATCCACATACGATTCAACTCACACATCCACGCACCGGGATTAGGGTGAGTAAAAATCTTAGCAGAAGGATTTTTCATAAAGCCGTACACTGCAACACCTAAACATCGTTCAGGTTCTTCCGCTCTGAATATTCCATAATTAAACTTGCCGAAACCACCATCATTCCACTTATGTGAATAATGGTGTTCGATTATTAATTCTTTGGCTAAAATCTTTGGAACTTCTTTTATTATCAAGTTACCTAAAGTTGTTTTTTGTGAACCTCCATACTTTATTTTCTGTTTTATGCCACAAAGTTGAATAGAAGAAAGTACAAGGCATAATTTTTACTGGAAGTTACACTGTATTATTTTTGCAGCTGTTTCCCTGTTAATTGATATAAGCGGGCTGTTTCATCTCACACTACCCTCCTGTATAAGGCAGCCCATTCATACTGCAAATATCTTACAGTCACTCTGGAATCTCTTTACCAGGGCATAAACCTTGCGCTCGCTCACCGAATACTTTTCAGATAGTACGGCTACAACATACGAGACTTTCTCACCCTGATCCAGAAGGCGAGTATAGTCAGTGTATAGGTCTATATAGCTGGCATCCTCCAAACGGATACCCGCTGCTTGGAGCCTTTTCAATAGTTCTCGATTAAAGTTTAATATTTCAATCACTTTCATACAATAAAAAATTATATCTTTGCAATGCCAATCATTTCAACAATAAAAATCGCCTATAGTGCGGCAGAGGGTATTTGCCCCCGGTCGCGCGCTATAGGCGTATTGTTTTTTTTGAAGTGATTGGCGTTACTTTTGAAAACAGGCCGGGGGCTTTTTTCACTTCCCAAATCCCCAAAGCCTATTTAGAATTCTATGACTACTACAAATATAGAGGAAAATATGAGATTTTATTTCATTCTTACAAGATGATCGTTCAATGTTTTCGGATTACATTTCAACTTTCGACAAATAGCTGCCTTGGAATAACCATATTCGAGCATGGTTCGAATAAGATTTTCTTTACCTGTCAATTTGTACTTTGAATTATGACCGCCAACGTGCCTTCCAAGTTTCTGTCCGGCAGCCTTCCTTCGTGCAAGTCCTTCCTTGGTTCTCTGACTTATCAAGTCACGTTCTATTTGAGCAGACAGACCAAAAGCAAAGGCAAGTATCTGAGATTGGATATTATTGCCCAGCTCATACTTTTCTTTAACCGTTAGAACTGTGATTTTCTTTTGCATAAGTGTATTGAGGATTGACATAACTTCCATCAAACGGCGACCAAGCCTACTTATTTCAGAAGCTATAAGCGTATCACCTTTTTTCAGTTTCTTAATAAGTGGACCCAATTTTCGTTTTTGGACGGACTTGGTTCCGGATACCGTTTCCGATATCCACTTATCAATACTTAATTCTCTGATACGAGCAAACTTCTCGATTTCGAAGCGTTGGTTCTCAACAGTTTGTTTGTCTGTTGATACTCTAATGTATGCGTAAATCATTTTTTACGCAAAGATATGCAACTCAACGGCATGGCAGAAAATAACACATTCTGATAAGGTGCCTATCCAAAGTAACCGGATTGCATTGTAGCCTTCTGCAGATGGCAGCCTTTGAATAGCCGTATTCAAACATCTTTTTTATTAACCGCTCCTTTCCAGTCAATTTATAATGGGAATTCTGAACACCAGGTTTTCGTCCAAGCTTCATCCCCATGGCTACCCGCCTGGCAAGTCCGGCTTTGGTTCTCCTTGATATATCTTCTCGCTCCCTTTGAGCAAATAAGACCTTTAAAAACGTATCTTGCACAGAATCTGAATCATCTTTAATAAGCTTGTCATCACGGATTTCCACAATATTGGCTTTGGCAATCAGACAATGAGATATGATAGCTATAACCATATACGCACAGCGTCCAAGCCTTGAAAGTTCCGTAACATATATGGTATCGCCTTTGTCTATCGTATTCAGTATCTTGCCTAATTTCCGTACATTGGGATGCCTGGCACCAGACACACTCTCTTCAATCCACTTATCTATAATGAGCCCCTTGCGCTTGCAGTATTCAGTTATCTCGTACCGTTGGTTTTCAACGGTCTGTTTCTCACTGCTCACTCTGATGTAACCGTAATTCATAGGATTCTGTTTTTCTCCTTTAAAAGTAAGAATTTATATGCAATTAATAAAGCATCGAACATAAAGTTTTCATAATCCGGAGGATTCGCCCCTTAAATGTAAGAATATGGCAGAGAAGCAGGATATAGCAATGAATGCGTTCACTTCAGCTACGGATGCGGAGTACATATATGCAGAAGCTACGAACGGTAGCCAAGTGAAGATTAAGAAGAGTGATTTGCTTAATGCAATGTTTCAAAAAGGAAGTTTAGCTCAAAATGCAAATGATTTGGTTCAGACGGGAATATACCGAGGTGGAAATATAGAAAATACACCATCAAACGATGTTTCTGCCATAATTGTTTTTAATGTATCGCCTTACATTATTCATTTTTGTTTAGCTATGACAACGGGGAGAATATATTATCGAAGGTCTGTAAATAATGGTGAATCATGGTATAGCTGGTTATCAATAAATACTACCGCTGTTTAAGTTGTATTCTACTATCTTATTTCTCTGCCTTATCTTCTGCCCCTTAAATGTATTAAGTATGGCAGAAGATATTAAGGAAAATGCGATGAGTGGTGGAACTCCGGCACGGCTGCGTGGACTGGCGGCAAACGGCAACAGTATATCACCGACAATTCAAGAGGTGGCAGAAACTTTCGGTAAAGGATATGCTGCAGATTTGAATAACGAAACAGATTATGGAATTTCTGGCATGTTTAACGCTGATACTATTAATCATCCACCCATTTCATCAGATATTATTTTTGGCATATACTCAAATCATAGAGCAAAATATATAACAGGAGGAGTGTTTTTGTATCAAATAGCTGTCCCAGAAAATATGATAGGAATGTATGTAAGACGATGCTGGAATGGGAATTGGAGCGAATGGAAGTCAGTAACTCTTACTTAAAACTGTGGAATTATTCCACAATACCGTGGAGCACTCCACAATATTCCACAGTATTGTTAAAAGAGGATTTTGCCTTATATTAATGAAAATGAATGCAATATTGTTGCGCAATCATTCTGGTATCAATTTTGTACTATGGTTTATGTCTTAAAAGTTATCAGTAACTTGTAGTTGTTATGGTTAGGCAATAGGTATTAGTTGCATTAAGGTTTAAAGACATTTTGTTCATATTGATTTTCATTCGGAAACTCTCTTTGTTTGGCATTGCATCCCGGTCTGTGAAGTATCGGGATGTTTTTACTTAGATGGTTGCTGTTTCCGACTAAATACTGTAACTTTGTATAGTTAGCCGATATACTACTTAACTAATACTATTTTATTCTTTGGAATAATGAAAGTATTCTCGGTCTGTGAAGATCGGATGCTTTTGGTGGGTAATGCCGCCAATTATTCCAGTTAAGTGTTTAGGTTTTATGCAGTCTACCCCATGAATGGACTGCATTGACAAGAAGTATTCTGCCCGTTCTGACCGAGATGGCCGGAACGGGCATAACCAGAATGAAAATCCACATGGCTTGCAGAACCACTATCATAAGGTACCAATCCTTTTTAAAACTATGTATGTTTCAGTGCTTCTGTTGTTTTTGATAAAAAAGCTACCATTTGTCGTTTTTCGACCGAAAGCAACACCTTTAGTCCCATCTGTATAATCACAGTAAAAATTTGAACCTGCATCTGACACAAAACCTTTTGAATAGGAACCAAAAGCAAATATAGCAGTTGCTGCATTGTTGGGGGATGCAAGCAAATACATACCGTACCCCAAGTCGCCAAGGTCTTTTTCCTCTTTTGCCGCCAATGTAAAGCTATAGGTATATATTCCCATTGCGTTCATTACCTCTTCCAATGTTGGTGATATACTGTCGCCGTTTGCCGCCAGTCCACGTAATCTTGTAGGTGTTCCACCACTCATCTCGTTT